GCTCGACCGCGCGCGGATCGTCAGGCCGTGAGTTATCCACAGGTTATCCACAGAGTTATCCACAGGCCGGTTCAATGAGTCACGCGCGCGGGACCGTCGACTTCGGTGTGTCATTCGTCAGCTTTTCAGGCTCTTGCACGCTCACGGTCCGCATCAGGTCGCGCACCGCAGCAAGGTGCAACGCCGTCGTGTCGGTGATGCGGACATCGCTCTGGATCTTGTTTCCCCACCGCTTCGGGTCCATCCGTTCGGCCAGCCATTGCCTCGCACCCATCGCAACCTTCGCGGCGTTCGGGTCGATCTGTTCCTGCTCCACCTGGTCAGCCAGCGCCTCGATGCGTTCAGCGTTCGCCAGGGCACGCGCAGTCCGCACTAGCTCGAACTTCTCATGCCTCGCAGGATCGGACTGAATCGTCTCCCATAGCAACTGGTATGGGATCTCGCTGCCCTTCACGAACGAAGACAGGCTGTTGCCCTCGGCAAGATGAATCCAGAGCTGGTCCCAGAAGGCCGGCGATTCCATGACCGTCAGCGCCTTCTCCCGCCTCGCCCGCTTGATTGGTGTCCCTGCCATCAGTCCCTCGTATGCACGAACGTGCTCACATCCTCAAGGTCCATGTCGTACCCATCGACCGCCACCACATCGAAGTTGCTGTACCGTCGCCGCGTCTGCTCTGGCCTCATCTGCCGCGTCGCTCGAGGAGCCGGACGGTTGCGTATCTCTTCAGCGTAGACCCTGCGCCAGAGCTTCTCTGAGGTCGTGAACCTATGGCCGCAGGTCAGGCACTCCCGCCGACGCCGCGCCTCGGTCGGGAACTGGTAGACCTTCACGACCTCGCTCGGCTTGGAGCACTTCGGGCATTTCATCGTTCGGGCAGCTGCGGCTTGACAAGCTTCAGCCAGTCATCAAGACGCTGGATGACCAAGAACTCGCGCTTATCGCCCCGGCACACAACCGCCGGGATCTCGTAGGGCGCACACGCAGCGGTAGCCTGGTCGACCCACTCGTAGACCGCGATGGACTTCCTGCGCTTGACCTCGAGCACCCACCGAGCGAGCCGGATATCAGCGCCGCCGTCTCTGGCCTGCCCCAGTATTCGATTGGTCTGCCACCCGGTCGATTCGGTAATGATCTTGCACACCTCTCGCTCGGTCTCGGCGCCCCGTTGTCGTTGTCGCAGTCCCATTTCAACCGTCCGCGGTCATGTAATGCGCTGGATGATACTCCGACCTTTTCCTTGCACGCCAATAATCTGGCCGCCTCGCCTCATCGACCGCATCCATCACGATGGCCGTGACCGCGTTCTGCTCGATGACTGCTCGAGCGGCGATCGCCAGCTCGTCGAGGGTGTGCCCAGACTTCCTCGCCGCGAGCCGATGGTGCCGGTGAGGCAAACCGCCCGTATTCTCGGTCAAGCAGATCGGGCAGAGCTTAACGGCCCTTTTCATTTGCCACCTTCCAGAGCAGGTTGATGCTAGGCGGCTTCTCGCCTCTCGCGTTCTCGGCGAGCTCTGCCGCCTCGGCGAAGGTTGAGGTCATCCCGAGCCACCTTGGAATCACCCGCCCGTCAACTCCCATCCGCCAGACGACATACTCAACCTTGTCGCCCACCCGCTGCCCCCGGATACAGAACCGGCCGTCTGTTGACACCTTGTCCCAGAAGTCGTCGTCGATCCACTCGAGCGGCCCCTTGTGGTCTAGGTCAATCTGCTGTTGGCTCATACCGGCCACCTCGGGTCGGTGCCGACCTCGCCCTTGGCGTCCTGGTAGTGGACGACCTTGGCGTTGAACATCGACTGCATGGCCTTGGCAATCTGGAACCCTTCCTGCCCCAGACCCTCGACCATCCGCCTTGCTAGTGGCGTGTCTGCACTATGTTGCTCTAATGCAACACTACGCAACGGACTTGTCTTGTACCTCATGCTTCCTCCGTGTCTGAACCAATGTCCGAAGTCATGTCCGAATGTCCGAGTCCTAAGGACTCTCGGACATTTTCGGACATCTTGACCGTCCGAAACTGTCCGAATTTGACGCTTTCGGACATTTTCGGACATCACTCATTTGAGAGCCTCGAGCCGCCCACCGTGGCCGTCAGGAAGGGCGACATGAGGAGCTTTTCGACCGCATCGTGGACAGACTGCCGGCTGATGCCGCACTCCCTCCCGATCTGGCGCAGCTCCTCGACGGTCCAAACGAGGGCCGTCTCGCTCCGCTTCTGGCGCTCCCTGAGGGCGAGCAGGACGGTCCGCTGCGCCTTACCTTGTGGCGCCTGCGCGCTGATCGGGCGCTCCCCCTGCGCCACGCTCTGGCGCATGATGAGGCTGGTCAGCCGCTCGCCGTACCGGTCGGCCGCGCCCAAGTCGATGACCTCGGCCTCGTAGGCGAGGTTCGGCAGCTCGCCGGTGTCCTTGAACCGCTGCCTCGTGACCTCGACGTGGGTGTTCGGCTGGGCGGCGCGCTTGACGATGAACTCGCTGTCCGGGTTCGCCATGAGGGCGCTGGCGCCTCGCGGGCGGTCGGCGTCGCCGTGCCCGGAGTGCGCGACGATCAGCACGCTCGCGTCGTACCGCTCGCGGATGAAGCGCGACACGGCCGACAGGTACGCCGCCACCTCTTGGTTGCTGTTCTCATCCATGCCGGCGCTGAACTTGCTGAGCGTGTCGATGACCACGAGCGTGGGCCGAATCTGGGCCTTGTCCATGGCCTCGACCAGCATCGCCATCTCCTCCTCTCGGTTGAGGTTGAGCGGGCGCTCGAGGGCGAGCACGGGCAGCGCGCGCAGGTCTTGGCCGCCGCCGAAGGTCTGCATCCACGCCTTGACGCGCCTGCCGAGTCCGCCGCCCTCGCCGGAGAGCAGCGCCACCGGGTTGCCGGCGGTGGCGATCCGCATGGCCCAGTCGAGCGCGATAAATGACTTGAACGACGCGCGCGGCCCCGCCAGGACGGCGACGACCTTGGCCTCGATGACATGGTGCAGGAGCCACTCCGGCTCGCGGTTCTCTTCGACAATTTCGGCGACATGGCGCAGCACGACCGAGAACCCCGTGGCGCTGGTAACGCCCGGCGATACTACCGCAGCATCCGGCTCACGCACTCGCTCCATGCCGCGCGCCTCGGGCACATCGCCGTAGTCTGGCCCCGGCTCATCGCGCTGCGGCGGGCCGATGCGCACCGCCTCCGAGACTGGCGCCCAGCCGCCGGCGCGGGCGGCGTTGAAGAGGCTCCCGAGGGTGACGCCACCGCCGCGGTCAAGGTGGAAGCTCTGCCACCGGTACTCGATGTCGGCGCGCCCGGCGTAACTGGCGGGCAGCACGCCGGTGATCCCGCCGCAGCTCCACGCATCCCAGAGCTCGAGGCCGTCGTCTGCGCCGCCCGATGCGTGGTGCAGCGCCATGCCGACCATCAGCCAGGCGTCATAACCCTCCGGGTCGATGTGCGCGATCGCCTCGGTGACGCGCGGCAGGTCGCGCTGGAAGTCCTGACTGGTACCAGGCCGAGGCGGCATCCTAGCCGCGACCTCGGCGGGCAGCTCAAGGTCCATCCGGCGCTCGTCGATGAGCCCCGCCGGGAGCGGCTGCGCTTCTTCCATCGGCCCGCTCTGGCCGTAGTGGAGCGGCCACCAGATGACATAGCCGCCCTCGGCGCGGATGTCGAGCCCCGCGCGCTTCACCTTGCCCAAGACGACGGACGCGCCGCCCCTGATCTTGACACCAGCCGGCGCCTTGAAGAGGTAATGCCGCCCGCCGCTACCGCCGCCGGTCTGATGCACCCGCGTCTTGGTGAGGTCAGATTGGTGCTCGCTGATCCAGTCCTGCGCCGCGCTCGAGGCGCTGCGGTGGTCGTAGTCGATGACCACGAGCCCGGTGATGGAGCCGGTCGGCACCCCGACTAGCGCCTCTGGGCTCGCGGCCCACCAGCGCCGGATCTGCTGCTCATCTTGGGTGGCGTCCTTGAACCCGTTGCGGGTGAGCGGGCTTTTGGCCTTTAGGACGCGCCCGTCCTGGTCGGTCTGGTCTGCCCTGCGGCACGGAAAGACCGGCGCGCGCTTGGCGAGCTCAAGGACGCGCTCGACGGGCACGACGGCGGTGAGGTCTGGTTTCATGGGTAGATATCCGGCCGCAGGGCCTTCCTAGATACACCGGTCGCTGCCTCGACGGCAAGCGCGCGCAGCGGCGGCACGCGCCCGGCGAGCACCCATTGGTGTACGGCCTGCGGCTTCACCTTAAGTTTACGGGCCAGCGCGGTCTGTCCGCCCGCCTGGGCGACCGCGTGGAGTAGCGCCGCGTGTGGCGGCTGGACTTTGGGTTTAGGCATAGCGCCGGGAGGGTAGCAAGTGCGCCTTGAGGCGGCAAGGGCGGCGGCTGAAAAATATTTTCAAGAAAGGCTTGACACCCCTCCCGGCCTGTTGCAGTATGCATTCCACGGGCGGCGATGTTGCCGACCGGAAGCGATAGAAGGAGACGCATCATGGTTTATATCAAGCATGGCCGCAGCGTTAAGCAAGCGGAATCGGTTGAGGCGGTTGCTGTGTGGTGGGACGACTACCGCGACGCGCTCGTGATGAACGGCGGCGGCGGTTCGCGTGCCCTTGGCAACGGCGTCACGGTCTACGCCGACCGCGAGTGCAAGGTCGAGGTCGCAAAGGTCTCGTATAACGGCCGCATCTGGCCGGTGCAGGTGGCCGCATGACTCCCCTTGAGACCGCCTTCTGCGTCGCCTTTGTATTGGTCTGCGCAATCTGGCTCGGCATCCTTCTGCTCTTTATGTGGACCCGCCCCGCGCCGTGGTCGTGCCTACGCGACCGCCGCGAGCGGTTGCCGCACCCTAACTGCCGCGCGCGCGTCGTGCAGCCGCACAAATATTCGCGGTGGTTCGTATGAGCGCCCCGGTCGATAACTTCTACAAAAGCCTTGAGCGCACGATGGGTCTGCGGATTGAGTTTGAGTACCCGGGCGGCGTGAGCCCCCCGACCCGCGCGCGACTCTGCGGCGTCAGCGTCGGCGAGTTGGCGCAGGCGCTGCGGTTCTCTGGGCTGTCCATTTTTACGGGCCACGACGGCGTGGTCGAAGTGCGAAGAGTTGATTCACAACAACAGGAGACGAAGTGATGAGCCTTTACGTTAGCGCCGCCCCTGGCGGCAGTTTCGAGCCCCGCAAGCCGATTGAGGCGGGTGCCTATGCGGCCGTGTGCGATATGGTCGTGGACCTTGGCGTCCAGCCGTCACCCGGCGGCCAGTTTGCGCCAAAAAGGACCGTGGTGCTGCGGTTCCAGATACCGGAGATCCGGGTCGAGATCACGAAGGACGGCGAGACCAAGAGCCTGCCGGCGGTCATCTCGCGCACCGTCGGCCTCTCGCTCAACGAGAAGAGCACGCTCTACGCGCTGCTGACCTCGTGGCGCGGCCGGGCCTTTACGCCGGAGGAGCTCAAGAAGTTCGACCTCTCGAAGATCTGCGGCAAGCCGGCGTTCATCAATATAACGCACAGCGTCAAGGGCGACCGCACGTATGCCAACCTTACGTCCATCATGCCGCTGCCGAAGGCGATCCCGGCTCCGGTGATGGAGGGCGAGGCGCTGGTGTACTCGACCGACGAGCCGAACGGCGCCCTCTTCGACAAGCTCCCGACTTGGATGCAGGACAAGATCGCCGCCCGCATCCTCGACGCGCCGAAGCCTGCCCCGAAGCCTGCCGCCGCGCCCGCGGTGCCGGCGTCGGACTTCGTTGACGACGACCTGGCGTTCTGATCGTGCCCACTCCACGACAAGGGTACAAAGCAGCCGACGGGAAGAAGATCCCGTCGGTGACCACGGTCCTCAAAATCAAGGACCCCGGGGCGCTCATCAACTGGGCGTATAAGCAGGGCCGCGAGCACGGGCTGCTGGAAGGGCAGGGAAAAGACGCGCCGGGCGGTCTGTACGAGGGCAACGACATCCTCGCCATCGGCACCTGCGTCCATAGCATGTGCGAGGCTTGGGTTAAGGGCGGGTCTCCGATGGAGGTGCTCGAGAAGAGCATCGCCGCCGAGACCGTCACCGACCCGGTGTCGTTCCGCGCGCGCGCATCGTCGGCGTACTCGGCGTTTGAGTTCTGGTGCAAGGGCACGCAGCTCGAGATCATCGACTGCGAGGTGAAGGTGATATCTGAGGCGCACCGGTACGGTGGCACCCTGGACTTCATCGGCCGCCTTGACGGCAAGCTCGTGCTCGGGGACTTTAAGACCTCGAACTCGGTCTGGCCGGAGATGTTGTGCCAGCTGGCGGCCTACGCGAAGGCGTACGAGGAGACGACCGGGAACCGGATCGACGGCGGGTACCACCTGCTGCGGTTCTCGAAGGAGAACGGCGACTTCGGCCACCACTTCTACCCGTCCCTGGACGATGATGCGTGGCCGGCGTTCCTGCACCTGCGGGCGCTGCACGACTTGAACGAGAGGCTCAAGAAGAGAGCGGCCTGATCCACCCTCGAGTCTGGCGATACCCACTTCGGAGCCCGGCCCCGTCCAGACAGCCGGTACCTTATGACGCTACACACACACGCCGGCCCGCTGCCCACGCACCAGTATGTCTGGGTCGAGCCAAACGCGATCGGCGACCACGGCTGGCTGCGGGCGGTTTGGTTTGGGCTCACGAGCTTCCCTGGCCGCGCCTTCGGGTGCCATGTGCTGCTCGAGTGCGGCGCGGTCTACCGCAACGTGCCGCTGCACCAGCTCGCGTCTAGCAATGATGTCGACGAGCCGTGGACGCCGGCGCAGGCCGCGACCTGGGACTGCTACGGGTATCAATTCTCGGCCATCGAATACCCGTTCCTGCAGAGCATGAACTGCCGCGCGCGCCTCCAAGACAAGTCGGAGCGCCGCGGGATGTACCTCTTCACCTTGGCCCCGGTCGGGGATGCGTTCAGCGCAGCCCCAGAGCAGAGCAAGGAGTTTTATTTCATTCAGCTGGAGAACGGCCGGTACACGGCGCAGCCGACGAACCATGTGCTCATTGAGGATCGCTCGTTCACGACAACGCTCGAGTGGCCGAAATTCCTGCGCCGGCAGAATGAGTGGCACAGCGCGGAGGACCAAGAGTGAGCCTGCAGGATCGCGGCCTGCGCCCTATCGCAGAGCTCGCCGCCGACCGCCCGCACGGACATCGGCTGCGGTACCTCGG